CCTGACGACGCCGCTCGATTCACCGCCCACCCGGTGACGCGCAAGGCAAGGCAACTGCCTGACTTCTACTCGTATCTTCGTAAGCTGGTGGGTGACGACTTTGTGGAGGGGATGGTGAGGGGCGAGATCGAACTCCTTTTGGAGGACGGCGCCCCCAACATCCCCGTGCCGGTCGCTGCGCCGACCGCCAACGACGGACTCGATATTCCTGAATTTCTTGATCGTCGGCGGAGGGTGTCATGACCCGCACGCGCCTCCCAAATCGCAGATCGCATCAGATTGCCGTGGTCGAGCACGGCGGATTCAAGCTCATCGTTGGCATTGGCAGATTCGACGACGGCAGAGTCGGCGAGTTGTTCATCGACACGTGTAAGGGCGGCACCGCGCTCGACACCATCCTACGAGACAGCGCGATCCTAGCGAGCCTCGCCCTGCAAGCAGGAATCTCCGCAAGCACCATCCGCGCAGCCGTAGCGAACAACGGGCCGATCGCGGCGGTGCTTGATCGGGTCGGGGAGGGAGTGCGATGAACATCATCGGCGCCGACCAGCGGCTCTCGGAAAGGCGCGGCGTGAAGGCCCTTATCGTCGGGCCGAGCGGCGTCGGCAAGACATTTCTGTTGTCCACACTCGATCCCACGCGCACGCTGTTCGCTGACATCGAAAGCGGCGACCTGAGCGTGTTAGGTGTGCCGGTTGACACAATCAGGATTAACGACTGGGCCGCCGCTCGCGATCTCGCGTGCCGAATCGGTGGCCCCGACCCAAGCTTCCCTGAGACGGCCTGTTATTCGCGGGCACACTACGAAGCGATCGGCGGTGAGTTAGAAAACCTCGCCAAGTACAACGTAATATTTGTCGACAGTATCACCGCAGTATCTCGCCTTTCGTTCCGCTGGGCCGAGCAACAGCCGGAAAGTTTTGCGGATCGCAGCGGCCGAAAAGATACTCGCGCCGCTTACGGACTGCATGCCCGTGAGCTGATCAACTGGCTGAACCAACTCCAGCACGCGCGCAGCAAGAACGTCATCTTCGTCGCGATACTCGAAAAGATTGTCGACGAATTCAACAAGATCGAATGGCAGGTGCAGCTCGAAGGCAGCAAGAGAGGCCGCGAACTGCCCGGCATCGTCGACCAGATCATCACCATGAATTGGATCGACTTCGGCGACGGAGCGCCGACGCGCGCGTTCGTGTGCACAAATCCAAACCAATGGGGCTGGCCAGCGAAGGATCGCAGCGGCCGGCTCGAACAGATCGAAAAACCCCACCTCGGCGAATTGATCGAGAAACTCACCAGAAAGGAAAACGCAAATGTTTGACTTCAATACCGCGGAAACTCAGCGCAGCCGTGATGTTATCCCTCCAGACACCATCGCGACCTTGCAACTCACCATCAAGCCCGGCGACACCGGCGACGGGTTGTGGCTGAAAACGTCCAAGGACGGCACGTCCGAGGGGCTCGACTGCGAGTTTATCATCGTTGACGGCGAGCATGCCAAGCGCAAGTTCTGGTCGCGCTTCACCGTGGCTGGCGAGAGTGACGGACAGAAGCAGGCCGTCGATATCTCACGCCGCACGCTGCGCGCCATCTTGGAGTCCGCGCGCGGTATCAAGCCGGACGACCTGTCGGAGAGCGCCAAGGCGGCACGCCAGGTGGCGGGCTGGGGTGACTTCGACGGAATCCGCTTCATGGGCCGCATCGGAGTGCAGACGGCGCAAGGCCAATATGGCCCCAAGAACATCTTGCTCGAAGTAATCACGCCAGATCGCAAGCACTGGCGGCGTGTCGGGCAACAGACGAACGGCGCCAAGCCCGCGCAATCGGTGGCCGCATTGCAGCCAACCAGCGAGATCGTGAGGCCGGCATGGGCACGATGAAACTGCGGCTGAAAGCCGTGCAGGGCCTGTGGGAGAAGCAGGCGACCGCCTGCGCTGTCGAGTCGGCACGCAAGATGATCGGCGAGGGCGTGGTGCCTGCGGACACTCCCGTCGGCCGCCTCTCCGATGAGCAGCTCGGGTGGCTCCTCTGTGCCGGCATCGTCTCCTGGATCCACACCAAGGCAGATCAGGCCGTCGATGATGGCAATGCGGCAATCGAGATGGGCATCCGCGACACCGGCACAGAGCCGCCGCCGTGGGACGCCGGTGCCGTCGAGACTATCCTGCCCGACCTCGCGAACGTGGAGGGCATCGACTGGAACGCGACGGTGTTCGCGTGGCCCAAGGACACGATGCTGCTGTTCCTGTGCTCGGCCTACGGGCTGATGTCCAAGGCCATCGCCGCACGCGACCGGGGCGGCGGCATCTCTGCGCCGCAGGCGCCGATGAACGACGCTGTGCCGTTTTAACCAACCAAAGGAGGAAACCATGACTGACAATTTGGGCCGGTTGGAATCAGCAGAAGAGCATCGTGCTCGAAACCCCGATACTTTCTGGATACCAGACAAGGCAGACCGCGACAGCCCGCAGCCGGGCGACACCGCTAAGGTGATGTTCAAAACGTACACGAGCGACATCAGCGCTGAGAGAATATGGATCGACGTCGCAGGCCGCGTCGGCGACAAATACATCGGAAGGCTTGGCAACACCCCCTTCGTCATCGCCGGCAAATATGGCGACCGAGTGTACTTCCGTGCCGAACACGTCATCGACATCATCAGAAAAGGTGAAGGCGACGCCGAATGATGCTGTGCTTTTTCACCAAACAAGGAGAAACCTATGGCTCGGAAAAATTCAAAACCATCGCAGGGTATCTGCGATCAACGGGCGGCGATTTCTATTACGCGCAGGAGCGGGCAAAACATGCTGGCGCACCCGTGACGCCCGATGAAGAGGGACAGCGACGGATTCTCAATAATCTGCTGCCGCAAATCGGCATCGCGGGTCAGATTGGCCCACCGAAAAGCCGGTCGATGTCGTCACGCGGCTGCGCCTGGCGCCCGAGAACGAGAAGGGGGCAGAGGATCTCGACACATGCCTGCAATGGTTGGGCCGGCGCCTTGGGCCTCGCACAAGGCCCATTAGCTCATCGGCGGTGGCGACTAGCGTCACCATCACTCGTCGCGGAGAGGGTTTTACCCGAGAGGAGTATGACGCGATTGAAAAACTCGCCAGGGAGCGAGCAATCGGCTTCGACGAGGCCAAGGCGGCCCTTCGAGCACGGCGAGGCGGGGCCGCGGCCTAACAATCATGTTGGACTTCAACCGCGATAACCTGGCCGCGACTCCGATCAGCATCGCTATCAACGCGGTGATCGATCGGGCGCGGCCACGCGAGGTCAATACGCGGCAGTATCTCGGCGCGTCGTCGATCGGCAGCCCATGTATGCGTCGCGTTCAGTACGACTGGATGTGCGACCCTGCGCACGAGGGGCGGACGCGCGACATCTTCGAGCGCGGCCACCTGTTCGAGGCGATGGTTCGCGAGCACCTGGTCCGTGCCGGCTTCGAGTTCGCGCCGTCCGAGAAGCTCGGCTTCTCCACATTCAGCGGCGCATTTCGTGGTCACTGCGACGGCATAGTCACGCGTGGGCCCGAGCTGCATGGCGTCGGGTATCCGTGCATTTGGGAGCACAAAGCGCTCGGCGATAAGGGCTGGCGCAGTCTCGATCGTGACGGCCTGGGCAAGGCCTATCCGCACTATGCAGCGCAAGTGTTGATGTACCAGCACTACCTCGGCCTGACTGATCATCCCGCAATCTTCACGGCCACCAACTGCAACACCTGCGCGCGGCTTCACCTGCTGGTGCCGTTTGATGTTGTGGCGGCCCGCACCTGGATCGACCGCGCCACCACGATTATCAACGCCACGCGCGCCGGCGAGCTGCTGCCGCGCCTCGCGAAGACACCGACGAATCCTTGCTGCGTGAAGTGCTCTCACACCGAGAGGTGCTGGGGTGACGCCTGCAGCCAGTGACAAGCTCGCAAAACTCGTTCGCCTACTTTCGTCCGACAAGGACGGCGAGGTGCTCGCCGCAGCGTCGGCGATCAAGCGGACGCTGGCTGCGGAGGGCTCCGACATTCACGCGCTCGCCGACGCGCTGTGCCGACCGCAGCCGCAACAGAAGGAAGAGCCGCAGCGACCGCCGCCCCCGCCGCCCGGCGAGGACGATTGGCACGCCATGTCGTGCGAGTGCCAGGCGCATGGCGAACGGTTGTCCCAGCGCGAGCAGGACTTCGTCGACGACATGGTCAGATGGACGGTGTTCCGCGAGCCGACCGAGAAGCAGCAGGCGTGGTTGCTGAGCATTTACCGGAGGGTTCGCCGTTATG